ATGAAAAAAACAGTACTTTCTATTTTATTGCTGGCCTGTACCAGCACAGCATTTGCGGCGCCACAGGTGATAACCGTTAGCCGTTTTGAAGTGGGTAAAGATAACTGGGCATTTAACCGCGAAGAGGTGATGCTGACCTGTCGTCCCGGGCATGCCTTGTACGCAATCAACCCCAGTACGCTGGTGCAGTACCCGCTGAATGACATCGCTGAGCAGCAGGTCGCCAGCGGCAGCAGCAAAGGCCAGCCGATAAGCATTATTCAGATTGATGACCCGGCAAACCCAAGCCAGAAGAAGAGTCTGCAACCGTTTATTGAGCGCGCGGATAAGCTCTGCTAGCTCGGTCTTTCCAATAAAAAAACCGCAGGCTTCTCTCAGGAAGCATTGCGGTTTTTTCTTTTTTGAGATGTTTAAACGCTTTTTTTCAGGCCACTTTTGCTGCGGACTGGAAAACCTGGCGTCGTCATCTATTCTTAAGGTGTCAGGCGTACTTAGCCTGCATTAATGCCAACTTTTAGCGCACGGCTCTCTCCCAAGAGCCATTTCCCTGGACCGAATACAGGAATCGTATTCGGTCTCTTTTTATCTGCCTTATAAATCAGGGTGTTACAAGGCGCGACACGAAAAATGCACGAAATCACATATCCGGTCTTTTGTGCCTGTTACAACAATGTAAACACTTTTTCCCTCACATCCAAGTACTTTTCAGTCATTTTTTTGGATGTATGACCGAATAGTTTCTGGACAAAATCCTTGCCCCGACTCGCTTCCTACGTGCGACCAGACAAGCTTCTGATCTCATGGAAAGAGGGGGGTGTTCAGAAAACTCCAGCCCAGACAATTTCCTCGCCTTCACAAAACCTTTCGTCAAACTGTCCAGATGAATAGCTCCGTCAGGACTGTTTTTCCGCTTGCCGGCACTTATCAGAAAATCGGTTGTGCTCAGCAAACGACAGCGATCAATGATTGCGCTCAGACGTATTCCATTCAGTGACAGGGATAACGGTATGGCAATCATTGCCCCCGTTTTTATCTGGGTAACGTGTAAACGGTCATCATAAACATCAGTGAACCGCATGTTCGCTATGTCCTCGCGGCGCTGCGCGGTTACCAGACGAGATGATTTTGGGAATACACGACAGCACACGGCCGCTGGTCATAAGGCGTAACAGCGACGGTTCTTTCCGCGATGGTTTTGCGATGCGCCCCTCCGAGTTTGTGACGAGCATGGAGCAAATCGAGGCAGTCCAAAGACTTACTGCACCAGATAAACACAGAAGGGATGACGACCGAGACAGGGATGATTTATAATGTTTGACGGGTCTGAACAACCCTGCTGAAACACTGTGCCACCGGAGAGAACGATGGCACAGGTAATACAACTCTTTAAATCTTCACCTACCACCCTGACCACGGCTACGCCCAGGCCAGCGATTTTTTACAGCGTATCAAAATCGGCGTGTGGCTTAACTGCGACGTTAAGCAAGCCAGAAACTACCTCTTCCATAAGCGCTTCTTCGCGCTGCTCAATCTTGGGTTCGAATACTGGACACCCACCGGAGGGGCGATAACCCCTGTGGAAAAAGAATACCTTCACGGTTACGTGCATTACCTGATCTCGATGGCCGGTAATGACGATCTGCTTTTAGAAACTGAAAAGGTCTACAACGAAACCCACGGGCAGTGGCGAACGAAAGAGACGGCAATTACCAAATCGTTCGAAGCCTTCAGAAAGTGGGCCGTTGTTGAGGCTGGTTTCTTCGATACCTTCATCCTCCCTGATAACACCATTCGCCGAGAGGCAAAATCGATCTCGTTTTCCAACATGACGGAGGCCGAATTTTACCAGGTCTACAAAGCAGTTTTTAACGTCCTGTGGAATACCATTCTCTTTAAAAAATTCCGCAATTATCTGGAAGCCGACAACGTAGCCATGCAGCTGCTGGAGTTCGCTGCATGAAAAAGGCTGATCGCATTCACCTTCAGAAAGTGGCGGACCTGGGTTGTGTTGTTTGTCGCAATCTTGGCTTCGGCTACTCACCCGCTGAAATCCATCATCTGCGAAAGGGCTGTGGTGCTGGGCAACGTTCAGCACATAAGCGCTCGATCCCTTTATGCCCATCTCACCACCGTAACGGTGGCTACGTACTGGAAACGCGCAGTCGCCGCCGCCCGATGCCTCCGATAAGAGATAAGGCGTTCTCTTCGTGCAGGTGGCGTAGAGCGGTCCTTACGCTTGATGCAAGCCAGCAAGCCTGGATCAGATACTGCTATGGGTTTGATCTTAACTTTCGGTATCAACGAGAGATTTGCCGCTTTGTCTGGGAAAACTACCTGAAACAACATGAGGGAGTTAAGTTTCAAAAACGTGTTGAGAAGCGCCTCATTCAGCTTGTTTGGCTTGCGGTTCAGGATAGGGCTGCAAAGAACAGGAATGAGCTTTATAAAGAATATGCTGGGGTTGCTTTATCCAGGTTGTTGAGCGTCGACCGTTCAGGATGGATACGGATCTATTCTTCTCATTGGAAGGGGCTAAAACGTGCGTGTAAAATTATGGACGATAATGCTCTGTCTTTGGTTTATTCAAAGATAAACAGCGACACTGAAGAAACGCCTATGGGATAGCGCATATTGCAAAACGCAACAAAATAGGCCACAATATCACCTAACTTTGATATGTTGCCAAAGTTTCACAAACCCGCAAATGAGCGGGTTTTTACGTTTAGTATCAGGCATCATTTCTGGTGAGATCGTCAGCCATAATCATGGCATTTGATTCACTGTCTCTAGCTTGCTGAATTCTTCTTCCTAAAACTTCCATGTAAGCGGGCAAATTGTGAGCCATTTGAATAGCTGATCCAGATATGTTGAATGTTCTGTGCGTAGGGCAATGAAAAACCCTGTAATCACCCGTAATTGGATCTTCCGTTAAGGTCGCACCGCATGCAGGGCAATTGGTGATTGTAGTTGTATCGATAGCTGTCATAAAATCTCCAAAAGTTGAGGGCTGATAGTTACAGATTTACGTACTCATATTTAGGCTGTGAATGCTAATTGATCCATTCATGGTCTGAATATCTCAAGGGGCGCTTACTAACAACAGGAAAGCACATTACGCCGTCCAATTAATCAGGGGGGGGGTGTTGGGTAGTGTGCTCCCCTGTGAATTTTGATTTGTCAGTTTTGGAAAAGGGTTATGGACAATTTACCTGATGAGTACTTTTTAGATGTTGATGACAAAATGCTCGATTTCCTAGAAAGGCAGGGAGAGGATTGCATAAGGGAAATTTATCAATCAAATATGACTAACAAGGATAGCGGTCAAAAGCTATTGAGTATCCTAATCGTGGGTATAGGTTCGGCGTTTCTCTTGTTAACACAAGACAAATATCCAATGTTCTTGAGTGCTGGGATTGGTGTGTTCACTGTGTATTGGGCGCTTTGCGCTATGTATTTAGTGCTTACGGTGCTTTCTGTTAAAACTAGGCGTTTAGTATCATCTCCGCCTAGTCTGCTTTATACAGAAACCTATAAAACGATTTCACCTTCTGATTTCGCATATTTTAAAAGTAAAGGGTTCAAAGGTGATGACGACACTTTGCGTGTGCTCCGCCGATACAGGCTGCTTGAGCTTTGCTCAACCACTACGGAAATGGTTAAGTTAAATGGGGTGATGAGCAAACAACTAAATAGGGCAAGGATCGGCACAATCCTTACCCCCGTGTTTGCTATTGTGATATCAGCAATTACTTACGTTGCTGACCCTGGCCCAAAATCAGTGCAGTGCTAAATCAGAGATCTTCGTCTTTCCGGAGACTTCGGATAAATTCAGCCGGAGTCATGTCATTTAATGATGAATGCGTTCTCTCATGATTATATTCCCTGCGCCAGTTGTCGAGTTTGTCTTGAGCATCTTCCAGTGACAGGAACCAGTGAATGTTCAGACACTCATCCCGCAGACTGCCGTTAAATGATTCAATAAACGGGTTATCTGTCGGCTTTCCGGGGCGCGAGAAGTCCATGGTCACTCCGTGTTCATACGCCCATTTATCCAGACTTTTTGAGATAAACTCGCTGCCGTTATCTGTCTGAATACGTACCGGCAGGCGCTTACCCAGCACCCGCAACCCTTCCATCACACCGACCACATCCTCACCTTTCAGCGACTTTCCGGCATGGATCGCCAGACACTCCCGACTAAAATTATCGACTACAGTCAGCGCCCGGAAACGCCGCCCGTTAAACAGATTATCCGACACGAAATCCATACTCCAGCACTGATCGATATGGGTCAGCACTGGACGTTGCAGGCGATGTGCTGCACTGACATGTCTGCGGGGGCGCTTTCTGCGCAGGTTGAGGCCTTCCAGACAGTAAATCCGGTGTGTTTTCTTATGGTTAACCCGCCAGCCTTCCCGCCGCAGCTGGATATGAATACGCGGACACCCATACCGTATCCGGGTCTCTGCGATCTCCCGGATACGCAGGGTTATCGCCCGATCGTCACGCCGGCTCTGCCAGTGGTAGACAGTCCTGCTTTGCATCAGCAACCTATACCGATGATCAGACGGGTGAAGAGAAAACCGCAAAATTCGGTTACGTCATTCTGTCGAAGGCTGAAGACGTTCTTTCCCTGACCAAAGCGCAGCGCAAAAAGCGCGAATTCCCGCCAACTAAAATCCTCGTCATTCTGTCGCGTGCAGGGCATGTGGCAGAGCTGAACGTAACAGTGGAGTAATGGACTATGGCAATGAAGAACTACGGCGCCAGCCACGCTGACCTCATTATCAACGGGCTTCCGATTGACGAGTTCGGGGATACTGACCCGCCGATCACCATTGAAGATATCGACCCTCGCGCCACTCTGAAACGCGGTATCGGTAAAACCTCCGTTCGCCTGGACGGGCCGACAAGACCTAAGCGTTTATCGGTGAGCTTGATCCCTGGCTGCGATCAGGTCCGTCAGCTGTTGGCGCTTGAGAAGTCGGGCGTGGATTTTTTCTTTACCTTCCGGCAGCGCGGCACCGATGAAACCGTTGAAGCGTTTGATGGGGTAATGACTCAGCGCGGCGGATTGGGGCGTGGAGGGAAGCAGAGCGCCAGCGACGAAACATTTACCTTTGAGTTTGCAGATAGTGAGGAAACCTAGTTGTCATAACTTACTGAATTCTAGATACTATCTCCCTCTTTGAGGGAGATAGTCTATGCTGGCCAACAATCCATTTGATTTGAAGTTACTTCAAGCTATTAATGATTGGCAAATTAAATCCAATACAAAAAGAGGAGAAAAGTTAAAGGGGCTCACAGTAAATCTGCCAAGTATATTTAAAGAATGTAATGATGTCTGTTTTAGAAAAATTGAATTAAAAAAGGATGGGGTTTTTTCTATCGTTGGCAAGGAGAGGCTAAAAGAAAAAATCTCATCTTGGACGACTTCTGTTGAAGTTGCGAAATCATTTAAAGAAGGGGTTTCAACTTCAAAAGATGAGCAGTCCTTGATAATTCACTACTCTCCAAAAGCATTTAATGTAATACTTAATCTTGAAGAGGTTTATAGGAGTGATTGTTTTCATGAAGCAGTTGCATATTATAAGAATTCAATAAAAAGCATTAAAAGAGGCATTGAGAATTACGGAAACTCGCAAAAGGAAGTAATTCTTGAAATTGACGAGGTGGATCGTTCCAGTATTTATATGGTAGGAGGGGTTTCTTTTGCTTATGATGTTGCAATTTCCTCTGTGTTACAAGCAGTAATAAATGATGTGTCTACGATCGTTGTAACTGGCGATGATCGTTTCTATATGTATAAATGGTTAGATCCAATACGAACGCAAAATGTTCTTAGAGAAACATTAGGTCAGTTTGGTGGGGATATTCCTCACAATGTATATGCAAAAGACTATGGAATAAAATATGGCACGTAAAATAGAAATTCAAATTAATCATGAAACCTACGTGGGTGATACATCGGCAGCACGAGATCAGGTTGAAATGTTGAACATTGCCTCTCGTTTTAACCTCCTTCCTATCGTACGTGAAGATATGGGTGATATGGGGGCCGTTGCTGTCATCGCTACTCTTGAAATCACCCTAATAGACCGCCTAAAAAAGCTCTGTATTACTGGTGGCGGTTTGAAGCGCCTCTCAGATAGTGTTCCTGTTTCAGAAAACCTGTTCCAGGACGAACCTCATCTTTTTCTGTTACTGATTGCTAAAGTGCTGAAGGAAAACATCGGCCCTTTTTGGAAATTGAGCTAACCGGAGGAAAACCCCGATCCGGAACGCACCATTCAACGCAATCACGAAACGTTTGATCTCGTAGCCAGTAAAGGCGCGTCCTATCGAAACTGCCTGATAACGAATACCCGAACCGAAATCGATAAGGAAACAGAGGGTGGGCTGATCATCGTTGTGGATATGAAACAGTTAACGATTATCCATGACACGGTTGAAGAGACAAACGTCAATTTACCCTGGGGCGATAGCGTGACCACACAAGGCCAGGCTGAGTTTGCTGGTGGGGAAGTTATCACTCAGGCTGTGGAGGTCGTATGATCATCATTCCTCTCTCCAGTGGCTACGCTTTTCAGCGCTTCCGCGTTCAGCTTGGATCTCACTATCTGGTTTTCAGGCTGCGCTGGCTCACTCGCTTCGAATATTTCTGCGTGGATATTCTTGAAAACGGCGAGCCGGTAGTTCTCGGACGTGCGCTACATCCTGACGTTAATTTGTTGGCTGGCCTGAATACCGATATTGGCGCGTTGTACCTGCGAGGTGAAACAGAATGGGATGCCTCTTCATACCAGACATGGGGTGATAACACTCCGTATCAGGAAGTTATCCGAGATATCGCCGAAAGGCTGGGCGCTCCTGTTGAGTTCGTGGGGGATTTCTCGGATCTGCCTGTTTTATTACGTGGCCGTAATGCAGGGGGAAAGCTGTGCCGTGTTCTGCTGGACGAACTAAAGCAGTTTTTCGGGTTCTGGTGGCTCCATACCCCCACGCGCACAATCATTATCCGCGATGGTGCTGCGCGGGAATGGGTGGAGCATGACATTTCATCGCTGAACGGTATGGAGGGCGCACCGCGCTGGTATGCGAGTTCACTTGAGGTTGACGTAAAGCTGAACTATCAGCTTCAGCCAGCGGACGTGATGAACGTTACCTCTCGTTTCTGGACCCTGAATTTCAGCCTAGCCTATTTCTCTGACCTCCAGAACCTGGCTGAAACGCAGCGCAAGACAGGCAAGTTTACGATTCTTCGAACAACACACGAAGGATCGCTCTGGGGCAATACCTGGAAAACTACAGCCATTTGTTTATGGCGGGGGAGCTGATTTTGAAAGATACAAATCCTTTTCTCACCATGCTTATGCAAATCAGGCCGCAGCTCCTCTGGGATCTCATGTTCTGCTTACCTGGTAAAGTGACTGACTATGATCCAGACCTCCAGCGTGCCGTTGTGGAAATAGGTATTCAGCGCCATGAGGGAGGGGGAGTGTTTAACACTCTCCCTGAGATTAAGCACGTACCCGTTCAGTTTGCTGGCTCTCCTAAATGGTCAGTTTTTCATGAGCTGCCGAAAGGCACTGAAGGACTCATTCATTTTTCGCAGCGTTCCGTTGACTACTGGATCGAGCAGGGCGAGCCCGTTCGTCCTCTCGATGCTCGAATGTTCGATGCGACCGATGCCTTTTTTGCCCCTGGCTACCGCTCCCGCGCTACAAGTATTTCGGGATTACCCAATGAAGGTATCGGAATGAGCAACGCCAGCGGCTCTGTGCGGCTTCATCTTTCTGATGGTGGGATAAACCTCAAAGTGGGGGGGGGGCAAACGCTTTCTCTGTCGTCTGACGGGCTTACGCACAACGGGAAGAACATCGGCTCAACGCATAAACATGGAGGTGTTGAATCTGGTGGCTCTAAAACAAAAGAGCCTGAATAGCGTAGCGACAAGTATAAGCCCATGAATTTAAACTGGTCATTGTCTTTGAAGTCTTGATATGATTCAAAAAATTTTCTATTAAAATTTTAAAAGCGAGTGATCACATGACAAACGAACAAGCTAATCCTGGTCTAACGGACACAATTATGATTCCGCGTAGCTATATTTCTGATATGGCTCATGGTTTTTCAGAAGCTGCATTAACAATGGCTGCGACTTTGGGAAGTGACCCACATGAAGCCAAACGTAATGTTGTTTATACTAATTCACTTTTGGCAATTGAGTTATATTTTAAATCTAAACTAGTGATTCGAAAATTCGAACCTGCTAATGCAGTTGTTATTGATGAAAGGACAATAGCTCTTGGAAGTGAGGAGCAAGTTGAAAATGGGGAAGCAAACATACAAATTATGCATTCCACATTGCAAATGCCAAGCGGCAAACGGACGCATGACATTCACACTCTCTTCAATGAACTCGATGAAGAGTTTAAGATTACCTTGCTCAATAACATTACTAATGAAACGCCATTAATAAAAGACATGAAAGGATTAGATGATTTTATCTTTAAAATAAAAGACTATTTCGTAGCGAAACGTTATGCTTTTAATTATTTCATTGAAGCTGTTCCGCCTGATGCAAACTATATGTATGTCTTAATACCTGTTCTTAGAGGTATCAGGAAAACATTTGGATACCGAGAAGAATAATAATCTCTTTAAATGGAGGTATATTTGATACGAAATTTTATTGAAGGAGATATCGTTACGAGTGGCGATCATTTTGTTACCGGAAAGGAAGAAACCCGACAAGCCTGCATTTGCAGGCTTCGTCTTTTTATGGGGGAGTATTTTCTTGATGCCACTGATGGTACGCCGTGGTTTCAGAGTATCCTCGGTAAATCCTCGCGCGATATCGCTGAAGCCAACATAAAACAGCGCATTCTCTCCACAAAGGGAGTGCTGGCGATCAACACGTTCGATATGGATAGCGACACCAGAAAGCTCACGTTCACGATTAGGGCCACGCTGACCGACATCAACAACGAGCAGTTTGAATTCTTGTACAACAAGGATCTCTGATGGCTGAAATCACGAAAGACGGAGTGACGGGAACGACCCTCCAGGAATACAAAGACGAGATCACAGAGAAGTATCTCGCAATAGACAGCGGCTGGAACCTCTCGCCTGAAACGCCTGAAACGCCTGACGGCATGGCGATCGCAATCTGGGCCGAACTTTTCGCAAACCTTGATGAAGAGGTTATTCACGCTTATCACGCGGCAGACCCTAACGCGGCGAAGCGCCAGCAACTTGACCGCATCGCCGCGTTTGCGGGCTTGCAGCGCCAGCCAGAAAGTTTCTCAACGGATGTTGTGGAATTCGAAGGCGATGGACTGATTGAGATACCGGCTGGAGTAAAGGTCCGGCACCGTATATCGGGTACGCTCTGGACTACTGACGCGAAGGTTATTACCAATACCAGCGGGAAAGCATCCGTCAGTGTGACCTGTACGACCCCAGGAGCTGAAAGCGCTAACCCTGGCACTCTAACCATCATCGCTTCGCCAGTGGCCCGTATACGCTCTGTGACGAACACTCAGGGCGCAAGCCTGGGTAAAACTGAAGAAAGCGATAACGCATTTCGGGTGCGGCGAAATTACTCTGTGGCGCTGCCTGGTAATAATCAGATCGATAACATCAAAGCCGCGCTGGATAACGTGACGGGCGTTAAGCAAACGCTCGTTCATGAGAACGTGGAAAACGAGACTGATGAACACGGCGTTTACGGTCACTCGATGGCAATCTTTATCGACGGTGGCGAGACTGACGATATCGTGCTGGCGATGGCCACCCATAAAAACCCCGGGTGTGGCCTGAACCGTTACAACGTTTTCCCGAACAAAATTAGCGTGGACACGTTTACGCCGAAAGGCCAGCCCGTAAATATCACCTTTTTCCGCCCTGAATATGTTGCGGTTTATTTGCAGGTGGATATCAAAACCAGCACGCTGGGTGAGGACGAAAAGCAGAAAATCAAAGAGGCAATAGTGGATTACACGCTTGTTGGCTTTGATGAAACAACGGACTTCGCTAAGCAAGGTTTTCGCATTGGCGAAGCGGTAGCAGCTGGTCGGCTCTATATGGTGAGCCTTTAGTTTTTGGTGAGTGGGATGAATACTAATTTTTATCTGAATTCAGCTACGTACTCAACAGTGAAAAATCTCGCTTGATCTGTCCTAACGATAAAATATACTGTATGCATAAACAGTATTTTGGGGGAGCGGATCATGCCGAGACAATACGAAATAGAGGGCGCTTTTCGCGCTGCTGTCAAAATTGAGCAAACTGGACGGCGCACCGTCACCACAGAGGATTTTGTGAAACAGCTTGAGGCGGTCAACTGGATCGAGTGTTACGTGACGACCTTCAAGGATATCTCTTCCGATGAAGGGGAAGCACGTACCTTTATGCTGTTCAATCCTAACGGGGGTCTGTGACATGGGGTTTCCTACATCAGCAACTTAAAGTTGGAGTAATCGGTGAGACTATTGTGATATGAAACAATGTTTTGACCGGTCACGTTTGGTAGATTTATCCAAATCTTAACAAATGGAAATGTAGAATGGCTAAATCGATCAGCTCAGTGCTCAGTAAAGCTCAAATCGAATCCCTAGAGATTGAGGAGTTCATCTTCCACATCATTAATACAGAAGGTGATGAGGAAAAAACTATTTTTTTAGATTCAGTCATTCTTGCTAAAGCACAAGCGGATTTTTTCCTTGCCAGGCTTAAGGAATGTGCAAAAGGGACGCAATATCTTTTTAAAAAAGGTGAGGTGGACAGTCTTGAGGAGAAATGCTCTTCTTACGTTAAAGGAATCACGTCGTTCAATGACACTTCAAAAGTTGTGACCAAAAGCTTTTCTAAATTGCATGCAGGCTCAGCTGCGGATGGTCTTTTTGTTGTATCGAAGGTAAATTATTTAAGTAGCCCCAATGATTATAAATCGTTGCTGTTTTTAGTTAAATTGGACAAGACAGCTACTTTATCTTATTCATATGAAGAAAAAGATGGCATAAAGAAGGCGATAATAAACGAAGTTCCAAATGCACTAAGCGAAAGTAAAAAATCAGTACAAAAAAGTGCACTGATTGATTTGTCAGGAACGCATGTTTGGGATGTTCTTGCTTATGATAGAGTGGATCCTGAATTAACAGATTATTTTAAAAAATTCCTTGGTGTAGAAGCAAGAAAAACAGCTTCTGTAATGACGAAAGAAGCACACAAAGCCGTTCGTACTTGGGCGAGACAAATCGATCAATCAAGATTACCAGAGGGTGAAGACGCTACAACTCTGATTGGCCGTTCTTTTAGTTTTTTTGAATCCACAGAAGAATTTGATACCGAAAAATTTATAAGTGCAGTAATTCGGCATACAGACCCAGCAAAGAAAAAAGAATTACATGATGAGCTATTCGAAAAATTAGCTACTGAAGGGATTGCTGGCACGACCTTTAAGGTTGTTCCTAGTTCAATAAATACTAAAGAAAGGAAAACGGTTTACGAGACAGCAGAAGGCGTTGTGATTACTTATCAAGGGGATCCAAATGTTGCTGGTTTAACACGAAAAAAGCTACCAGATGGCCGAGAAAGCATTACAATCGTAACCAACAAAGTGAACATTAAGGTTTAG